TCGGTGTAGTCAGTCATTCCTTCTCTCCCAGATAAGCGGCGCGGGCTTGACACCACAAAGGGTAATCCTCTGGATATTCTGCAAGGCAAATATTCAAGGGCCGAGGAAAAGCGGCGTCATACTCGTCTGCCATGTCAACGAAGGGCTTAAGCGCCGCCTTTAACTGAACAATCTCTTCAACCGCGTTTTTCAGCATCTTCTCTGTAACAGGCGACAATAGAGCGTTGTTGTATTTCTCTGCGATGTCCTCAATGCGGACGGCTTGTTCTTCAATGACGTTTGCGGCTTTAAGAACGCGGTTTGAAAACCTGTTCCACAATTCCATATCGACGGAAGCGGTTGACGCCATTTCCGCAAGTTCGTCGCGCAGCAGCGCAATAAAGTCGTCACTCATTCCTTCTCCCCCAGATAAGCGGCGCGGGCGGCGTCACGCCCTTTTTCAAACCCGTCCATGTGGGCAAGGGTAAGACACTCGTTCAAGTCAGCAACTTCCGCTTCAAGTTCCGCGATACGCCTGTCCTTCGCTTCTAATGCGTCGGCGGCGTCTTTGCAGTCATAGACAGTCGGCACGGGAGCGCGCAGACGCGCAATAAGCTCACCAGTCATCGTGTTTCCAACCAGAACAGGAAGGCTCCCGCCACTAAACCAAACGTGAAAAAGAAAAGATCGATGCCGGCATCAAAAACCATTTCGGCGTAGGTCATCTCACCACCTCATCCAACCACAAAGCGCGACGATCCTGCCGGGCTTGCGCTCTTTGAACATTGGCGGCCTGCGATCGACGATCGGCCTCGGAGCCTTTGGCAGCAGTCGCTGCTTTTCGCGGTATCGCTCCTCCGCTGCCAACTGCTTCTTGCGCCGTTCCGCTGCGAACACTGGATCGGACGCCATACGCTCCAATTCGCGCTCGTAACGCTCGCGGCGCTTCTGCCGCTTCATCTCTGGGTCTTTGTATGCCACTTGTCTCAGCCCTTAGTCACCACGATGCACCAGCCGATGCAGCCGCCATAGTTTACGAGTTTCAGTTCAGGCTTCTTCTTGAACAGGCTCTGCATGCGTTGCGTTTCCTATTTGAATGCTGCGCCCACAAGGAGCGCAGCAATAAAGTAGACGAATAGTATCGCGATCAATTCTGCTTGCCGGGTTTCGGCGGCGCCGGGCGCGCGATCTCTGCCGGGGCGGCCTCCAGCGCGTCACCGATTGCAGCAACGCCTGCCTGTCGAGCATGGCTCTCCGGCGTCCACACCGGGAATTTCAACTCAAGCTGCTGGCTCTGCTGCGACACATGCCCAGCGTCAGCATCATTCGCGAACTGCGCCATGAAGGCCGTGTAGTTGGCGAGGTCGATGTAGGTGTCGGCCTTCATCGGGCTTTCCATCATGCGGCCCATCTTCGTCGCGGCGAGGATCGCGGCCACCTCGTAACGAGAGACGGGACGGCCCAGCATATTCGTCGCGACAGTGGCGATGCGCGTGAAGCACGCCTCCGGCGATCCATACTCTTTGCCACGCTCACCAAGGACGCGCGCGGCTTCGGTCAATACAGTCTTATGTTCCATTGTTCGGTCTCCTATTTCTGCAGCTTGTATTTCGGCATGCCGTTGATTGTTTCAGAAACGATCTTGCTGCCATCAGACATCGCACGGGCGTCATACCCATTGATGCGCCAGTATTCGTTGATGAGTGCTGCACAGATCACGTCGTGCTGACGCTCCGTCCGCGTCCTCGCGGCGGCGGCTCGAAAGCCGCTCACCGTCTCTTTCGGAAGATCGATCAGCATCAGAATGCGTCGTCTTCGTCGTCATCGAACATCTCGGCGCCGGAGCGACGACCGTCGAGGCGCGGCATTTCGATGTTCGTGTAGACCTGCACGCCTTCAAGCGCGAAGCTGCAGCCGTGATTGCCGCTGTTCGTCCAGCAGTAGAAGGAGACGCTTAAGCGCGCCTTCATGCCGGCATGCATGTCGCCAGCGGCGAGGATCGGCTGCTTGTCTTCATCGACAACCGCCGGCTGGAATTTCGACCACGGGGCGATGTTGAGACCGCCCGGCGCGATGTCGTTATATTTTTTGTCGTTGGACAAGAACGGAGAGCGTATGGCGCTTACCTTGATCTTCTTCTCCTTGGCGTATTCTTCCATCGCTGCCTCAACGGCGGCCTTCAGCTTCAAAAAGGCGTCCGTCTTGATTGTCTCAGCAGTGAACACCAGCGTGCTGCTATAGACCTCCATCGCACCTCTCACGCCGCCCTTGGGCTGCGCAGCGAAGAGTTGCGGGTAAGAGATCATGCCAATCGGGGTCTTAAACTTATCAGCCATTTTCTGTCCTATTTGTCGGTTCTGTGAACGATCAATCCTCAGAATGATCGGAAAAAAGGTCCGCGCCGGCTCTACTCGTTACCATTGGCCGGGCGTCCCCCTCGCGAACAAGGGTAGTTCCTGAACTCTCCTTGCTCACTAACGGCGCCAACACGTCTGTGCTGATGCCGTGTTTCTTCAGCGCCTTCTCAATCTGCGCAGGGGAGCGCAGTTGCTGGGGCGTGAAAATATCGTCAGGCATGAGTGCGCCGAATTCGTCGTGGCACAGCTTCATGCGAACAGTGTCTTCGTCGATCCACTTGCGAACGCCACGCTTGGCGACAAGTTTCCAGCCCGGCACGCTCTGACCGATGTCGAGACGATGCGACGCCGTGGCGCGCACAATCTTGACCCAAGCCTCGATCATGTCGGCCTTGCTTAAAATCTCGCCAAGCTGCTCGTTCGTCAGGTCGTCAGCAGTAAGGGGCTGCTCATCGTCGAAATCATTCTGCGCGGCAGCGAGAGCCTGTGAACGAAGCGCAGAGCACTCGCCGGCGCGCTTGCAGTATTTGCACCACGCCCCAGCATTCTCTGTCGTGTCGTCCTTCGCGATCCGCTTCAGCGCCGGCACAAGCACGTCCTGCGCCCAATCCATCAACTCTCTGAAGCCAATGGTGTGAACGCGGAATGCGTGCCCTGTCGATCGGGGCTGCACAATCACAAGGTTGATGGTCAGCGGCATCTCGTGCCCACCCAGCAGGCCGATGGCGCCGAGGGCGTAGATCAAAAGCTGTGGCGATGTCGCGTCCACATACATGAAGCCATATTTGAGATCGGCGACCGTGAGGGCGCGCGTCATGGCGTTGTAGGAGATCATATCGCTTGTGCCGTAGACGGGCACGGGCGGCGCTTCAGGCGCAAAGAACCAATCAAGATCAACCGGCTGCTCGACGCCAAAGACATCACTCTCGGCGCGCAGCATGTCGGCGAAATCAACGTAGCGCGTCACCTGATCCAGCATCTCATCGGTGATCTCGAATTTCTTACCTTCGATCACCAAAAATTTCGGAGGCTGCTGGCCCATGATCATCAGGTGCGCCAAGTCATGGGCGCAGGTGCCCTCAAGTGCTGCACCACTTGAAGGCTGTTCTTTCATGCCGCGCGTCTTGGTTATCGACGCGGGGCAGTTGATTGCGCGCTCACTAGATGAGGGCGAGAACTCAGCGTGTGACGCCCGCTGTATTGTCTTTGCTGCTAGTCCCATCATTTTGTTTCGCCCAATCATCTGCTCTGACTGTTTCTCTGCCCGTGCGGATCGCGCCTGCTGTTATCCTGCCGCGCTGTCCAAACTCTCGATCATTCGGTCCCGGCTTCTTCAGCTTCTTGTTCATCTCTTCCAGTGTTTCGTCTTCAAAGATCGGCATTGCCGCCTCCTATCCAATCGCCGGGTCGCCACCCCGGCGGCTCGCCCCTGATGTGCTTTATGTCGAACACATCAGCATGCTTCGGGTGCAGCTTGCGCCACAGGCGCGAGTAGTAGGCCATCATCTCGTTAGAGATTTTGAACTCACTACCCACTGTCGGAAGCGCGACCTCCCACCGAATTTCATTGACGACCAACCACGCACTCAGCTTCGTCTGGCCGGCGGCGATCTTGTCGAGCGTCATCTCTTCAAAGCATTCCCACACGCGCGGGTTGAGCCTGTGGAAACGACCCCAGCGTGCCGCCAATCTGCGAAAGTATGCGCGGTCGGCATGCATCAGGCTGTGGCCTCATCCAGTTCGGCGGCGATCTCGATGAAGCGCTCGGCGGGTTGATCGGTGAATGATTTGCAGTTGAATTTCTTCTTGATGGCGTCCACGATCTCAGGGCCGCCCTTGTCGAACAGCAGTTTCTTCAGACGCGCGATCGTGTCCTTCTTCAGTTCCTTTGTGTCGATCTCTGCGACCGCTATATCCTCAGAAGAGGTTACATCTTCGACCACTGCGTCGCAAGCCTCCTCGCCCGGCATCAGCACGTTAATCTGCCAGCCGGCCTTGGCGGCCTCTTTCTTCGTGTGCTCGATCAGGTCCGTCAGGTTCATCTCTGCAGGGCCGGCGGCTTCGGGCGTGCCGACCATGTCTGAGTAGACCTCGCGCAACTGCTCGATGCACTGATCCATTGTGGCGCCCGTCAATTCAATTCTAATCATTCAGCAGTTCCTTTATGATTGTCTGTTTGCGGATAAGGATATTCTGAACCATCTCATCGAGAGGAACATTCTCTGCATAGAAGACGCGCGCCAGCACAGCGTTCTGCTGGCCCAGCCGATGACAGCGACAGGCGGCCTGCTCTGACGCTGTAAAATCGAACGTCTGCTCTATGAAGAAGACATTGCTGGGCTGAACATCAGCATTCAATAATGTGATCCCGGTTCCAGCCGCATGTATCTGTCCAACGAATACGCGCGCCGCCGGATCGGTGAGGAACGTCTCGATCGCCTTCTCGCGCGCCTTGTCGTTGTCACGACCGTCGATGCGCTGCGGATTGAACTCTTTGAGGCCTTCCATCGTGCGGTCGATTGTCACGCGGTGCTTCGCCCAGACGACGATCTTTTCGTGCGGGTTGCCCTCTAGGAACTCTTGCAGATACTTGGCGGCGGCAGTCGCCTTGGCCGCGCCCAGCTTCGCCAGCAGGCGCATCAGGTGCTCATCCATCGCACTGAGATGCGCGATGACCTCTTCGTCGTTCAGGCCTTTCAGACCATCTGCGACAGCGTCCAATTCAACCGACCGCTCACTGAGGAGGATCGGCTCACCGACGAACTGCAGTGGCGGCAACTCCGGCAGGCACTCCTCCTTCGTCAGACGCATGAAGAACGTGCCGAGACGATGTTTCAACTCCTCAGTGTTGCGAGCGCCGCGCACCACGCGCACAAGCCTGCTGCCCAATCTCTGCATAGAGACTTGGGTGTAACGATCCTCAAAGGCCATGCGGTTCATTGTGGCGCCAGCCTTATTGCGCAGTTTCTCAGGTGCGAGGTAGCGCAGCGGCACATACAAATCCTGCGGGCCGTTAGTCATCGGCGTGCCGCTCAACGGCAGCACCTTTTTGCAGACCGGCACGATCTCGCGATACAGCGACCGCGTGCGCTGTGCTTCGATGTTCTTAAAATTTTGAGCCTCATCCACCACGACTAGATCGTAGGGGCCATTATCTACGATCGCCTTGGTGAAAAAACTGCCACGGCTGATTTTGTCCCCGTTTATGATGGTGACAAGAGGGCGGCGCGTCTTGAATGCGCCGACATGCTCATGCTTCGACGGCATGTGCGTCTTCGCCTCCGGCCACCACCTGCTCACCTCCGCACGCACAGCGATCTTCACTGTCGCCGGACAGAAATAGAGAATATTCGTTGCGCCGAGACGCTTCGCAATCTCGATCGCGCAACGTGTCTTACCAAGGCCGGGAGCAAGCGCCCCATACTGGCAGGCCCCATCCAGATAAGCCTGAATGAATTTCTCTTGGTAGGGTCTAAGTGGCAGCACGTTTTGCGGTCTCCTGATGATAGAGAGCGAGAAGCAGAGCCTCTGCACGCCCATCGTCCCTCTTGCGGCTCAGTCCCGTGGTCTGCGGGAATGTGCGGATCGCGAGCGCTCTGGATTTCTCCTTGTCGCGATCCAGCTTGAAATGCTTCTTCCAGACGGACGGCGTCACAAGGACCGTGCGCACTCCGACGCAGGCCAGCACGGCGTGGATGGCTCCGACTGATTTGCCGAAATTGAACATCGACACGGCGCCATTGCCGGGCATGGCCGACACGGCCTCCACCACGGCCACGTCGGGGCGTTCTGCGTATATGATGCGATGCAACTCGGCTGCGTCGATCGCCTTACCCACAACGGGGAGGTCGCCAACAGTCGCACCTGCGTTCGTTAAAAACGCATAAGCCCCAGAGAGGCCGGGATCGATGCCGAGAATTTTCATGCTTCGTCTCTGCGCAGGCGACCAATCTCAGGCAGGATACCCTCGGCCTCGGCCACCAGCAGCAGGCACAGCACCCAGCCGCCGGGGGCGCTATCGCGGCGATACCAGCCGGCCATCGTGCCCTTGCTGGGGGGTGCGACACCTACTGAGGCAAATTTTTCTGTGAGATTTGCGACGCCGCCCAGAGCGGCAATCAACTCTCTGATTTTCCACGAAGGATGTGAAGACAATTTGACCTCTGTATGCGATTTGTTCGTGAGTATAAATACGACAAATCCGCATAATGCAAGCCCCACTCTGCGATTTTTGTTGAAAACTGCGTTCTCATATGACAATTTGTCGTTGCACCGACCTCTTAGTCGGTTTTGTAGCGTGTTTCTTGGAGACCTTTGCGATGGCTCACAACGTGAAAAGAAGGATCACCCCGAAGGGTAAAGAGGTGCCGGTTTTAACCAGCGACATCGAGCGCTTCGGCGCACGCTTGTATGCTGAACTGGAAAAGCGTGGCTGGTCTCAGAGCGAGTTGGCAAGACGCGCATTTCCAAACGAGAAGAAAAAGGTGGACAAACGCGGCTACGATGTCACCCCGAAACGAGACATCATAAGTGCGTGGGTTCGCGGCAAGGGGATGCCAAACCCGCAGAACCTGCAGGCCATCTGCAAGGCGATGAACCTAGAACCGTCTGAGTTGGCGCCCGACATCACGGCCCGCACAGTCGCGAATGAAATTCATTCCTTGGCTATCCAAATGGCGGGGGATCAACCCGGCAAATGCTACCTGCGCGTCAATCGCCTTGTGCCTTTGAAGATTGCCCTGCAGGTTGCAGACATCCTCGAAAAGTATGACGCCGAAAACAAATGATCGCCCTACTCACACAGCAAGAGGCGGCAGAGGCCTTGCGCATTTCTGTGCGCACCCTGACGCGGTTGCGTTTGAGCGGGGCGATCCCTTATATTGCTGGGAGGCCAGTTCGATTGCGTTTGACCGACGTGATCCTTTATGCGGAGACCCTAGAATGCAAAACTCATATCTCGCCCAGATCAGAGGCGTCTGGAATATCTGCTGGACAGAGCAAAAGGACGGACGATCGATCCGCCGCACTCGCTCGACAGGGGAGACTAATCGCTCTCAAGCGCAGATCGTCCACGAAGGCTTCCAGCAGCACGTCATAGAGATCAGCCGGGACGGACAGTCGCCACTTATGGGCGATCTTCTCACGGCCTATTCTGAGCGTTTAACGAGGCGCGGAGCCGCAGAGACCTCGCATATCTGCGTGCGCCATCTCCAGAAGCATCTCGCCGGCGTGCGCCTCTGCCACCTCACGCAGCAGCGCCTCGACAAATATGCCGACGATCGCGGCGTGGCTCCCCCTACCCTGCGCCGGGAATTCAACGCCCTGAAGGCTGCTATCCATCTTGCGCAAAAGGCCAAGGTGATCTCGCGCGACGACATCCCGCACATTGAAATGCCGGCGCAGTCTGAGCCGCGTCAGGTGCATCTCGATATTGATGAGCGTGACGCATTCATTGACGCGGTGGCGCAGCGCGGCCCGACCGATCGCCTGCACATTTTTGTGATGCTG